CTGCTTCGGCATCTAGACCGTGAACAGCCTTGAGATCTTGGGCTAGTTCGACAGTATAGTTGCTGCTTAGAGCACGGGTCTTGGCTTGTACAGCAACACGGTCAATTGAGAAGGCCATTTGGTTCCAGTTAGCATATGCATTGCTGCTATTGGGTTGATAGAAACCAGATGCACCAACAACTTGATTGCTGCCAATTGCTTCACCTTTATCTGTCAAAATACCACGAAGATTGTTTAAGGTATTTAAGCCACGATATGCAGCTGAAAATCCAGTTGCACAGTTGCCGTTAAAATTCCAACCAGCGGATAGACCATTATATCCAGCGGGTAATGTCCAGCCACAACCACCGAATTGTGCGGCTGGTTCTTGGAACATGGCTTCAACTGCTGAAGAGTATTGAGAAGCTTTGTTGCCACTAAGTTGATATTGAGCACGCATTGCAAAGATGAGGCCAGTTGGGGCGGTCATTGGTTGAACGCCGCAGATGTCATAGGCCATCAAGTTTGGCATGGCACGACGAACCAACGAAATGAGTACGGGATCATAACCAGCAACATTTGGTGTGTTGGTAAATGATTGAGGCATACCCAAGTTGTTGGAGCTCATGTCTTCGGTCAAGTGTTGTGAACGAAGAGCCTGCTCTTGGTTTTCTAGAAGGACGGCAGTGACTTTCTTGCGATAGTCATCTTGAATCTTGGGGAGTGCATCGTGGCCGAGCACGGGATCCCATTTTTCTGTTAAAACGTCATATGGTGTATTTTCTGCGAATTGCATTTTAGTGTTTTCTCCTGTGAGTGTAAATATTTAGTATTAGTGAAATTTAGACCTTTTTATTGAGTCTACCCAACGCACCGACGTATCCTTCTACAAGGGTAGTCGGGGCATTTTTTACTGGTGCAAATGTTTGCTCAGGTTCAATGGATTGAACTGGAGAGCGACTTGCGGTGTTTAGATAATTGTCCTTGATGGCTGTGAGTTTGTCGCGGTATTCATCAACTGAACCGAAAGAAACATTTTCCATTAGGTTTTGAAGTTTGGCGATTTGAGTGTCTGCAAGGTCTCTTGTCTCAGCGACAAAGATTCCAGCACATTCAGTCAATTCGACTTGCTTCTTTAGTTCGATGCTGATATTTACGGCCTCGTTGAGTTTTTCTTCCAACTCACGGTTTTGTCCGTAAAGTTCATCAAGAACATTGTACTTCTCATTGGGAACGTCGATGTAGTGGTTCTCAAAGAGATTCTTTAGACCACTGATGAAGTTCTCGGCAATTTGAGTCTTGATGCCTTGCTCAACGGCGACAGCGTTCTCTGTCATCCATTCTTCGACTACGTAGTCAAGATAGTCATCTACCTTCTCTACGAGTGATTCGGTGACGTTTTCAAGGTACTCCTTGACGTTGCCGTCAACACCTTGAACGATGTGGGCAACTGACTTCTCAACGCGGTCGTTGACTGCCGCTTCGAAGATTGCCTCTAGTTTGCTGACGAGTTCTTCTGAAGCGACTTCTTCACCGAGCAATGAAGAAAGAGCAGCGCGGAATTGTGCGCGGGCTTCTGCAATCATTTCTTGATCTTCGACGCTTTCTTCGACTTCGGTTGGTTCTTCTTCTTCGGTTTCCTCGGTCTCCTCTTCCTCTCCGGAAGATTGAGCAGGAGCAGCCATTGCTGGAGCAGCCTTACCCATCATGCCCATTGAGTTGGGTACGATTGGAGCAGGAACGCCGGGAACAGCAACGGCACCAGTTGCAACTGGAGGAGCGGTCATTGAGCCCTTTCCTGTTCCATCGACGGAACCTCTGCCGGTTGCATCGTAATCGCCTAGACCCATGGCTTGCATGGCGGCTTCTGAGATAGTTTGTTTCTTATTTGTCATATTAAAAGGATCCTTAAGTGTAAAATTATTTATACTCTAAAAATATTCAATGTTATGTGATATTCAATTTTTTTGCTCTTTGTTGAAGTTCGGTAGTTCTAATTTTTTTACCTAATTCTTCAGTTTCGATGTCTTCTTTACTTCTTCTATCGATTTTTTTCTTTCCAGGTATTACAAATGGAGTCCAAGGAGATCCTGCCCCCTGTGCAGCCAATTTCATTTGACTATGACCAATATTTGCTACTTGAGCATCAAACCAAGATTTTCCTGTCAAATCTTCAATTTGACCACCTAATTGTTGGGCCATAGAACCTAATTTTCCACCCATTTTTCCACCAGCCATTTTTCCAAGCCAACTTGCCAACACACCACCACCATATGCCAAAGGACCATAAAGAATCGCGTCTTCACTATCACCAAATAGTATTTTAGACATATTTTTTGGTGATAATCCTTTTTCTTGATTATATTGGTTTTGTTTAACTTTTCTATATCCGGTTCCACCACCAATTCCAAAATTAGAAGTTGGATTTTTAGAACTGATTCCATCAGTTTTTAAATTTCCAAAACTAGTCATTTGATCAATATATTCATCATCTTCCTTAAATTTTTCTGGATAAGGAATAGTTTTTTCATGAATATATTTTTGGCGGTATTCCCGAATGTTCTCAAAAAGACATTCATCTTTGTTGCTTTGAATTTTTGATTCAAGCAACTCAGTCATGTAATTTTTGGTATCGTCGGGAACTCGGATGATCATGACAATTTCTTGAAATAGTTATTGAAGACCTTTACAATGTTTTCTTGTAGATCTCTTTTGGAAGAATTTTTGATGAGTTTGACGGATTGCTCACGATCTCTTTCAGTCCACATTCCGTTTTCAAAGACCCATTCCTTGCCTTCCATGATTCCATTGACGAAAGCATTTGGAGCCGAAGGATCTGCAACAATGTCGATTGCGGCAAGCATGAAGTCTTCTTGAACTTCTTGGTAGCCATTCTTGGGACGAAGCGAACCCATTCCACGGGTGGAAACACCGAGTTGAGCACCTTCATCAATCAAGTTTTTGACGATTCTTCCCATTGGAGTGTCAAGGACTTTTGCCTTTCCGTAGACATTCTTGCCGTCTTCGTGGAGGGTCTTGATCATGTGTGAAACCCTATCAAGATTGACTGTTGGGCCTGTGGGGTGATTTAATTCTCCCATTGCACGGCCCTTTTCAACATACTCGGTAATATAACGACCACATTCCTTTTTGAGTATGCCGCTTGGATAGACTCTGCCGTTGCGATTCTTTACATCAGATTGCATGAAAACACCTTCGATGAAATATGTCTTTTCACCGTTTCCGATGTTCTCCTTGATGTACTTGATATCTTCAGTTAGTTCCGTTATCAGTTTCATTGTTTGTTCCTAGGATGTTTTTGGCAACGGTCTTGTATTGCTCTTCAAGTTTGCTGCCGATCTTTGCATAGAGAACCTTTGACGTATTCTCCTTGAAAGATACCGCATTTTCTTGAATGGCGTTTTTTACTAACTCTCTGATTTCATTTTTCATAGTAAGTTCCTGGTTTGTTTGGCGAATTCAATGTGTTGTCTTACAGACGCAGTGTTTTCAAAAATTTCCTTGGTCATTCGCTTTCTATTTTCTGGATTCAATGACTCAAACAAACTTTTGATCAATTCCTTTTCATTTTCAGTAATATTTATAAGAGATTGATCTTTTAAAATTATTTTTCCGGGTTCAAAATTTTCCATAAAATGCAAAAAACCATTTAACTCCGGTGTTGAATCTGTTGTTTCTGTTTTTTCAAAAAGACGATTGGATACCTCTTCACGCACCGAAGCAATAGAATCATTCAACTTGACTGCCAAAGCCTGTTCGATGTTTTGCTTGAAATAATCTTCATTCTCAGAAATCATTTCCTTGATGCCATTTTTGAGAAGCGTTCTTGCGATATTCATGTTTATCCTTCTGCTGGCGGTTCTTCTTGCGCCATCTGTGCTTGTTGTTGAGCCATCATTGCCAATTGTTCTTGTTGCATTCGTTGACGATCAATTTCCATGGCTTTGTCCATGACTCTAATTTCTTCTTCTGTTTGACGAAGAATGTTCTTGCGAATGTATTCGGACGAGAAATACTTTCCGACATATGGATCGACAAACGAAATCATCTTCAGTCTTTCGGCCAAAATTTCGGCTTCCTTGAGATCCCAGAAGTAGTTGTCTGTGTTGAAGACATAATTGACATCCCCCTTCAGTTCACGCCAATCGTCATCGGTAATGACACCCTTTAGGAGCAATTGAACACGAAGCATGTCAGAGAATAATTTTGTAAAGTGATGACGAATTCTGTCGATGAATTTATAAAACTTTACTTCTTCTCTGGTGATCTCAACGGATCTGCCCATGTTAAATCCTGTGGATTCAGAGGTCAAACGGCTGATCGGAACATTCAGGGAGTTGTATAGTTTCTTCTTGAAGTAATCAACGTCTTCGATCTGGGACATGGCTTGACCACCGGGAAGAGTCGAAATTTCGGTCCCTCTTGAACCTTCGCGGCGGGGAAGCCAGTAATCCTCAAGCACGGACAGATGGTTTCTTTCATCACGAACTTCTCCGGTTGCTTGATTGTAGATGACACGATTGCGGAAGCGACTCATCATGTCGCGCATGTACTGCTCGGCCTTTTGCTTTGGCAACTGTCCTACGTCAACGTAGAACACTCTGCGTTCTGGTGCGCGGGCAATGCGGTAAACTAGAAGAGCATCTTCTAGTTGTCTCAACATGTTCAGGGGACGAATGGCTTTGTGAAGATAACCAAGAACACGCTTTGTGTTGAGATCCACGATACCGGAAGGAACATAGACGATGCTGTCCAAGGAAAGTTGAAGACCACCGGGGCCAGTCAACATGTAGGATTCTTTGTCAGTATTTGTGTAAAGATAATATTCTTCGATGTCCTTGATCAAGGAAATGGACTGTCCTTCGACTCGTTCCATCTCTTTCTTTACCTTGCGAATCTTCTTGATTTTCAGGGGATCAACGGGAATAATCTCCTTGATTCCGTCTGTTGGTCTTTCCTTGTCGATTACCAAGTTGTAATAAATCTTTGAGTCGATGTACCAACGACGAAAGATTTCATATGATTTGTTGTTGAAGTCCAATAAATGAAGAATTCTGTCAAATTCTCTGTAAATTTTATTCTTGATTACATCCGATACAGGAAGATTTGCCAAATCAAGTTTGACGGGTCTTCTGTCCGTACCCAAAACAATTGATGCATTGATGATTTCATCGATTGCATTGTCAACTTCCGGATAGATCGACATGTTTCTGTATTGAACAACAGATGCACTTTCATCGCGCATCGATGCTGCATAATCCAGCGCTGTTCCAAAGAATCCACCAGCCTCTACGGTTACGGTACCATCATAAATTTCTGGAGCAGTGAAAGATTGAAGAGTTTTTTCTTCTCTCTCCTGCTTTGGGGTTCTTTTTTTGCCGAATTCAAATCCAAATAATTCTAATTCCATGATTTATCACCTATTTGTTATTCTCTGGCCGTAACTCTGAATTTCCATCTGATCAAATACAATCATTACTTGGAATGATGCAAATGAATTGGGGGCACTCATATTTAGGCTCAATTGGCCAACCTGTGTTGGCCAACAGCCATATAGAATAAAAGTCTTCAGCACATTTTCATCATTCATGTCCAAATGATTTACGGTCCAGTTATTGGCCTTGTAGGTTGATGATTGATTAATCAATGAAGATACGTTTGTTTCATTGTTGTTTATTTTGTTTTGCCAAGTTTGAAATGCATGCCAAAGATTTTTGTCACCAGTATCGTCAAGAACAGTAAAAACCCAAGTGGCATATTGCTTTTCACCGGGATAATGAAATTTTCTACCAAAAAAGTCATATGTAAGCGTAGTTGACATGACTTGGGGAAGAATGGTTGCTCTGACGTGATATGGGGTGAATGTGCGGTTTGCAAATGGAATATTACCAGTTATTAAAAATCTGTTTGATCTGGTTCCACCAAAGAAGTTTGTCTTGAATTCATTTAACATATGTTACATTCCTTGAATTTTGATGTTGTCATATGTCAATGTGACGGAAAAGGAAACGAATTCTTGTTGACCCATATCCAAACTAATTTCACCTACAACGCTTGGCCAACATTTGTACAGCCAAATTCTTCTCAAAACTTGATTGTTGTTTACGTCCAAATGGTCTATCTGCCAAGTGGTTTGTAGATTTCGGTAAGAATAATCATTTTGATGAACTTCGTGGGTCCAGTGTCCGTCTAATCGTTCTTTCCAAGTTTGAAAGGCACGCCAAAGGTTTTGAGAATTTCCATCATCATAGACCCCGATGATCCACGGACTGTATTGACGATCACCAGCAAAATTGACAATTCTTCCTCGGTATGGAACACTGATTGTGTTCACCGTGACAGAAGGCAACGAAGCCGAAACAATCTTGAAACGAGCATCTGTTAGTGGTGGTGCGATTCCAGCAGGCCACTGAGGTAAAACAGTGAAACGGTTGGGTCTTGTCCCACCATTAAAGTTTGTTTTGAAATCTGAAATCGTATTTGCCATTATTGTGTGTAACTGAATTCAAGCAAGAAGGATTCTGTGCCGATAATCGGTTTAGCAACAACATCAATATTAAGTGTGCTGGAATTGTCTTCGTTATTAGTTCCGTTACACACGATTTCAGTCTTAGTTGTATCCAGATAGGGATTGAATGGATCGATCGCCGTTTGAATTTCACTTGTAACTTGATCTCTTGTAGTTGCATTGTTGATGTTAAATACATACTTGAAGGCAACATTGTTGATTGCTTGCATTATTGCAAGTTTCAACTTTGCTGGACCGATTCTATCATCAACTGTTATGATTCCATTGGCGGCAGCAGTGGCACCAACCAAGTCTGCGCCCAAAAATTTTTCATTTGCATTGACAAAGAAATTGACTTTGTTTGATCTGAGGTTGTTCTTGAGAGGGTTAGACCAATTGATTGGATTGATGACATCTCCGTTCAATACAGTCGAACGATCCAAGCCAGCAACAGTCAAATACAATTCATTTCTGTTTTTGGATCTAGCAAAAAACCCTGCAACATCGGATGTTGAAGGTAAGGTATAAGTAATGTTTGAATTGGCTTGCAACAAAGGAACGTCTATGGTTCTGGTGGTCAAACCCAAAACACTAAAGTATTTAATGCCTTGAGTCATTCCATTTGCAAGTGATCCAATGGTTGCAGCAAAATTTGTCATTGTGTATCCAGCACCACTAACACCAGTTGCATCGGGACCAGATGAGAAAATTCCTGTGATATATTCTTGACTTGTAATCCAAGAAATCATGTTAGAATCTATTATGGGATCGATTGCAACATCAAATGAAGAAGTAGGATTGTCTTGAAGATATTTGTTGAATCCAGCGACCTGACCTGCAAGAACCAGAGTACCACCGTATGCCAAATAACTTATGGCATTCAAGAATTGATTTCCAATTTCTGTTGGTGTGACTGTGGTTGAATCGAATGTTTTGAAAAACGACCAAGTTCCACCGGATAAATTTGGGTAGATCAGGGCATTCGTTACACCACTCAATCGATTCAAATCTTGAACCAAATCTGAAGGATTTGTATACGCAACAAAGGTATCGGTTGTGAGACCCTTCGTGGGTGTAAAGGCGGTTCTTGCATAAATTAACCAACCAAACAAACCACCCGGATCAAAACACACACCATCTGCGCCGAATTGAGGTGCGCTGTAGCCCGTTCCAGTACGCATTGCCCCAACAAATGGAACTGAAATTATTTCTCTGTTATATTGGTTTGAGCTAATAAATGAACTGAGTGATGGCATGATGTCCCTTTTTATCTAAAATATTTAGAATTTCATGTGGGATACCAAACCACTCCTCCCTGAGAAAATGGCTCTTTGTCATCCAGTTCATCCTTGTTGTCCATCATAAAAAGCACATTATCGTCTTCAGGTTTCTGTGCTTCTTCGTAATTAAATTTTGCACTTTCGATCAAATCAGCATAATATTCTTGCCTTGAAAGCCATGCGAAGAACACCAAAGACATTACCAAGTCATCATTATGACCTTCTTCGGCCTTGTATGTATTGGCTTTTGATACAAATGTGAATAATTCAGAAATTATTCTTTCATCGTTCAATAAAATTTTGTCTTCTTCTATTAGTCTTTTTAGAATCGCACATCCCAATTTTTTAGTCTGTGTGGTGGTTCTAAGACCCATT